AAATACATTTACGAGAAAGTTATGGAGGAGGTCACAGGCCAAAGCGCTAACGAGGCCACGTCCCGCGCGATCGACTGGGGGAATGAATGGGAAGAACACGCCCTTTTAGAACTAAAAAAAGCCCTCGGAAGCCCTGATGAATCCACCGAACTCAAACCGTCGTTTAAACTGTTTAATGATTACTTTGGATGCAGTCCCGACGCGTTTATGATTGAGCCCAATTTCGGGGCCGTTGGGGTTGAAATAAAGTGTCCGTGGAACTCGGTTAACCACTATCTCCATTCCCAAGTTGAAACCGCCGAGGACCTAAAAAAAGTTAACCCCGATTACTACTGGCAGATTATGGGAAACATGTTAACCTTTAATCTTCCCGCGTGGATATTCGCCAGCTACGACCCGCGCCAACCTGAAAACCGCCGCCTTCATTACGTCGTAATCGAGGCCGAAATCGACGCATTGAATGAGCTTTGCGAGCGTATGGAATCCGCCCACCGCTATAAAGAGTCAATTAAAACCGCTTGGGTAAATGCTAAATAATTACCTATCCCGAGAGCTGGCTAAATTATTGGCCGAAAACATTGAGGCCCGCGATAATATGATTATTTGCGTTAAGCATATCCACGACCTCGAAATGACGGCCCTATCAATACCCCGTGAGGATTATTATGATTTGTTTTTTAACGAGCGCCTGAGTTCCGTAAAAACCATCGATCGCATATGGCGGAAAATTCAGGAAGATATCCCCGAGCTCAGGGGCTCCGAATGGGAAGCCCGCCAGGCTCAAAGCGGCCGTATTGAAATCGCCGACCTAAGTTATTTAAAAAATCAATTAAATCTATTCTAAAATGAAAAAAAACAACACTTTTGCCCGAATTCACAAAATTTACGACATCTTAAGCCGTGGCGGCTTTTTTTCTTCTCAGGAAATTGCCGAAATAACAGGCGAGCCAAAGGGAACGATTAGCCCGCTTTTAAGCGCGTTGGTTGCTACGAAAAATATTATTAACGATCGCGGCCACGGTTACAAATGCGAGTATTTTCATAAGGATTTAAAACAAATCGCTCAAGACATCGCAAAGCATGAAAAGAGCCGCCGCGAAATAATACAGGGAAAGAGAAGGGCGAAAATGAAAAAGCTACGAAACATCGTCGATAGCGTCGCCAATGAAAAACCCTATGAATTTACGCCAGCGCAATTAAGCATCGATATTGAGAAAAACTTTAAAGACCTGGCGGAAACGGTGAAAAATCAAAATTGGGATTTTCAGCGGGTGGATGCTTACCATATTGAGGAGGCGGTTAAGCTGTTGAAAAGTCACGGCTATAAAGTTTTGAAACCGACGACGGAATTTAAAGAGATTTAGTATTATTGCGTCGCTACTCAGTAATGAAAACATTTATAAATCCCACCGTTACCGTAATGCCATTAGCACATCCGTGCGCTGGGTAGCCGTTGCGCGTGGCGGTGGGTTTATCTTAAATGAAAAAATCTTTTATTCTCTACATTGATTCGCTCAATATTTTGAGCAATCTAAACACCCAGCAAGCGGGCGAGTTATTTATAGCGATTTACAATTATCATTTAACGGGCGAAATGCCAACCGAATTTTGGATAAAGCTGGCGCTAACCCCCTTCATTAACCAATGGGAGCGCGATTTAGAAAAATGGGAACGCATTGCCGAAATAAGAAAGGAAAACGGCCGAAAAGGTGGGCTCAGCAAATCCAAGCAAATGCTAGCAAATGCTAATTTAGCTAACGAGGACTTAGCAAACGTAGCGGTAAATGTAAATGTAAAGGGTAATGTAAAGGGTAATGGTAATGTTACTCAAGAAAAAAAGTCTATAAAAAAAGAATTTACCCCGCCAACCCTTGAGGAGGTAAAAACTTGGTTTATCGAAAACGGTTCCACCGCTCAGGCTGGCGCTAAGGCTTGGCAGTATTACACCGACGGGGAATGGATTGACTCCAAAGGAACCCCCGTTAAAAATTGGCGCCAAAAAATGAGGGGCGGGCGATGGCTTGAGGATAAACCAAACGCCCAAACCAAACCCGAGGAGGTTTATCGGTCGTTGGATCGTGAATTAGTCCCAGGCTCAGACATCCTTTATAAATACAATCCTCACGGATAACCCCAAAAAGAACCCATGTTAACACCGCCCAACGATACCGAACTCGAAAAAATAGCCCTAGGAGCCATTTTACTCGATTTTAACGCACTCAAACGCGTTGAGGGTATCCTAACGCCCGAGAAGTTTTTTGACCCGCGTAATGGGCTTATTTTCGATGCAATCCAAAAACTGAAAAATGAGAATTTACCAATTGACATTTTAACAGTAACCCAAACGCTCCGAAAGTCGAAACAATTGAGCGCGGCGGGGGGGCCTATTTACCTATCAGAACTCACCACCCGCGTAAGTTCAACCGCTAACCTCGAGACGTGGGCGCTCCAAATGGTGGAAATGTACCTTAAACGCGAGCTGGCTAAAATGGCGGCGCGGTTAGCTGAGGAGGCGTTATCGCCTGAGCACGATCCTTTCGACCTTTATAACAGCTATTCAATCCAATTAACCGACCTCATTAAGTCAAACCTCAAGGGCGAAACCTCACATATTTCACAAATAACCCCCGAAACGACGCAAAGCATCGAGGAGCGCGAGCGCCACGGCCTGAGCGGAATCCCCACGGGAATAAGAACCGTCGACCACATTCTCGGAGGCCACCAAAAAGGGGACCTCGTTTATATTGCGGCCCGCCCAGGCATGGGGAAAACGGCCCTCGCGTTAAGTGTGGCGCTAAACATGGCTCAAAGCGGTTACCCCGTGGCGTTCTTTTCCCTTGAAATGTCACGGGCTCAATTGGTTTTTAGGCTGGCGTCCATCCTTTCGGGAATAAACGCCGAGAAGCTCGCGAAATATACCCTCAATACCGAGGATAAACGAACCTATTACCAAACCGTCGACCGATTAAACGCCCTCCCGATATACATCGACGATCGCCCAGGCCTTTCGATACTCGATTTAAAAACCCGCGTTAGAACTTTGGCCGAACGTTCAAACGTAAAGGCCGCCTTTATTGATTACGTCCAATTATTGAGCGCGGGTAATAAAAAGAATTTTGGTAGTCGTGAACAGGAAATAAGCACCATATCGAGAGGGCTCAAGTTGATCGCAAAAGAAAACGCCATTCCCGTAATCGCGTTAAGCCAATTAAGCCGCGCCGTAGAAGCCCGCCAGGATAAACGCCCGCTCCTTTCGGACCTGAGGGATTCGGGGAGCCTTGAACAAGACGCCGACGTTGTAGCGTTTCTTTACCGCGCTGGGTATTACGACACCAACTCACCAACGAACGGGGCGGAGTTCATAATAGCAAAGCATCGAAACGGGCGAACGGGGATGTTAAGCGTGAATTTTACCCCCGAAACGATGCATTATACCGACATTCAAAACAAAACAATAATTAACGAAACATGGGAACTATGAAAATCAATATAGAATTAGGAACTAAAATTAGAGATATAGAGGACGGGGACTGTTATTTTGAGGGGGTGGTAATGGAACTAAATCCGCTTAAATATAAAATAACGAATATCGTTTGGAATGGTAAAATTGATACATCCATGAACGGGCAAATAATACGGCCGAAATGGTGGCAACTTGAGATAATCGAAACATACGGAGGTGACAAATGAAAATCAATCTAGAACTTGTTTTTAATGTTTGTTTAGCGCTTTTCTTTTATAATCTAATCATATCTTCAGTCGCTAAATCCTTACTACTTTATTTTTTCGAGCACAGTAAAACGATTCAAAAAGAGAAAAAATCTTTTCAGGAAAGAATAAAGGAGGTCAAAAATGAAAGTTTATAAGAACAAAACGGGGACGTTTGACGTACTAACGCCCGCGGGGCTATTGTTTCACGTGAACTCGTATCAATGTAAGCTAATTGGCCACGTAACGGAACGCTGGCGCCATAACGAGAAGCAATTAACCCGAATCCCTCGGGAGGTTGCGAAATTCCGTGCTAAATTTGAATTATGAAGCGTTGCAAAATATGTAAGCAACCGTTTACGCCGAGTTACTCGAGCTTGCAAGCCACTTGCACAAAGCCCCAATGTCTAATTGAATGGGGCCGAATGGCT